GAAGATAGTAAAGTAAATTTAGGTTCTAATTATTTAAATAATTTAGATCCAAATAATCCAACATCATTCAAAGAACCTGAGATTGATGAGTATTTTATTTTCTATCCACAAGGTCATATTCAGAAAATAGGATCAACTAATAGGGGAATTAAGATTGCAAAGGATGCAGTTACCTTTGTAACCTCAGGTCTTGTTGATAGAAATAGACAACTTACACTGTCATATTTACATAAAGCAATCAAAGCACTCAATCAATTAAGAATGATTGAGGATGCTTTGGTTATCTATAGATTGTCAAGAGCACCAGAACGTAGGATTTTCTATATTGATGTTGGCAATCTTCCTAAGATTAAAGCAGAGCAATATCTTAGAGATGTGATGAACAGGTATAGAAATAAACTTGTTTATGATGCATCTACAGGAGAAATGCGTGATGATAAAAAGTTTATGAGTATGATGGAAGACTTCTGGCTTCCAAGAAGAGAAGGTGGTAGAGGAACAGAAATTACTACTCTTCCTGGTGGACAAAATCTTGGAGAATTAACTGATGTCCAATATTTCCAAAAAAAATTATTCAGGGCATTAAATGTTCCAGAATCAAGAACTGCTTCTGATGGTGGATTTAATTTAGGACGTTCATCTGAAATTCTTAGAGATGAATTGATGTTTGGTAAGTTTGTTGGAAGGTTGAGAAAAAGATTTAGCAATGTTTTTCATGACATGCTAAAAACTCAACTGATCCTTAAAAATATTATCACCCCAGAAGATTGGGAAAAAATGAGTGATCATATTCAATATGATTATCTTTATGATGGACATTTCTCAGAACTTAAAGATACTGAGTTAATGAATGAAAGATTAAATCTGATGGTTGCCATTGAACCTTATATTGGAACTTACTATTCAAGAGATTATGTAAGAAGAAAAATCCTAAGACAAACAGATCAAGAAATTGTGGATGAAGATAAACTGATTCAAAAAGAAATTAAAGATGGCGTATATCCTGATCCAAAACTAATGCCCCCAGTTGGTCCAGATGGGATGCCTCTAGAACCAATGGCAGCAGGAAATCAAACCATAGGTGCCAATCCCAAAGAACCTGATATTAAGGGTGCCACATCAGCAACCACAATAAATGCCAAGGCTGCTGAAATATAAATACTTTTATACTGTTTTGACTTTATATGGAATCTAGTAATGACTTAATGGATTTGGTCCTATCAAATGGATCACCTGAAGAAATCTCAGACAAAATCAAAGAGATTCTTTATACCAAATCATCATCAAGAATTGATGAAATTACCCCAGTTATTTCCCAATCAATGTTTGGTTCAGAGGAAGAGTAATGGCTTTAAAAATTGTCCAAAATATTACATCAGTAATTCCACCAAATAATGGAATTGCTACTAGTGGTGTAATTAATCTTCAAACTGGTTATTTGAGATTAACTGCTTCTGGTTCTGGATGTCATATTGCAATTAAAGATGGAAATAATGTTGCTGGGGCAAGTAGTGAATCATCTTTCCTAATTCCAGAAAACACCAGTGAAATTATTAAAGAAAGAGTTGCAAGACAAAAAATTTCAGGAATTACTACAGGAACAAATACAGTCATTACATTTGGTGAAAATTTTGGAAACCCATTTTCTGTAAATGATCATGTAAGTATTCTTGGATCACAGCATACTGGAATCAATACTTCATTTGCTCAAGTTCTTTCCAAGACAGAATCTTCAATTACTCTTGATTTCAATAGCACTGCAGTTGGTGGTGCACTAACTGTAACAAATGCTATTGTTTCGAGATGCGTTAAAGTTGAAGTATTCCCAGAAGCAAGTAATGCACATCTTCATATTGCAGAAGTTCAAATAGCATCTCAGGCATAATCTAATGAAACTTATCACAGAAGAAATAGAATCAGTAGAAATTATTACTGAAGAAAGAAATGGAAAACAGACCCTGTATATTCAGGGACCATTTTTACAAGCAGAAATTACCAATAGGAATGGCAGATGCTATCCAATGTCTATTCTAGAAAGAGAAGTTTCTAGGTATCATACTAGTTTTATTGAAAGTGGTAGAGCATTAGGTGAACTTGGACACCCTGACGGTCCAACAGTAAACTTAGATCGTGTTTCTCACATGATCACAAGTTTGAAAAGGGAAGGAAATAATTTCATTGGGAAAGCAAAACTTCTTGACACTCCAATGGGGAATATTGCCAAGTCACTTCTTGGTGAAGGTGTAAAACTTGGTGTTTCTTCAAGAGGTATTGGTTCTATAGTTGAAAAAAATGGCGTTAAGTATGTCAGTGATGACTTTATGCTTGCCACTGCTGCTGATATTGTAGCAGATCCTTCTGCACCAGATGCTTTTGTTGAAGGTATCATGGAAGGTAAAGAGTGGGTTTGGGATGGTGGAATTCTTAAAGAAATGAATGCCGCAGAGTCAAGACAAAAAATTGAACGTCTTGCACATCAAAAAAAATTAACTGAGCAAACTAAACTAAAAGTGTTTGCAGATTATCTCTTAAATCTATAAATTATAAATAAATATAAGAATAAAAAAGATTTTATTCGGAGTATACAAATGAGTGTCGGTAACGATTTACAAGAAATGGAAGTATCTACTAAAAAATCTGTCACTGCTGTAAACAAAAACGCTAAACCTGCAGAAGGTATGCCCAAGGCAAACATTCCAGGTGAAGGTTTAAATTCTTCAGTGGAAGATCTTGGAGGACCAACTCCTACCAATTCAAGACCAGATGATGAGTCTAATAAACTCAAAACTCCTGGCAGAACTCTATCCAAAGTTTCCAATGTGGTAAACAAAGGTGCTAAGGCTCCTGATCCAATGCCACATGCTAATAAGTCAGCAATGTCTTATGAGGAGACTGAAACTGAGGATGAGGATCTGGTTGTAGAGGAAGAAGAAGTATTGGAAGATCAAGAATTAGTTTCTGAAGAAGAAACTGAAGAAGAGATTCCTTCTCTCCAAGAAAGACTAGATCAAATTGTTGGTGAACCTGTAGATTACTCAGAAGACATTTCTGCCCTTATGGGTCAAGAAGATCTTTCTGAGGAAACTCTATCAAAAGCAGCAACAATTTTTGAGGCTGCTGTTAAATCAAAGGTCATTTCTGTAATGGAATCTCTTCAAGAAGAGTATGAAAGAACCCTTGTAGAAGAAGTTACCGCAATCAAAGAAGAATTAACTGCAAGAGTTGATTCTTATCTTGAGTATGTTTCAGAAGAGTGGCTCACTGAGAATGCTCTTCAAGTAGAAACAGGAATCAAATCAGAACTATCAGAATCCTTTATGCAAGGTCTCAAGGGACTTTTTGAAGAACATTATGTAGAAATCCCTGAAGATAGATATGATGTTCTAGAAGGTATGGTAGAAAGACTTGATGAAATGGAGGAAAAACTCAACGAACAAATCGAAAGAAATGTTCAGTTAAATCAAAGGCTTAGTGAGGCTGTAAGTGATACAATCCTAAACGATGTTTCTGAAGGGTTAGCTTTAACTCAGAAGGAAAAACTTGCAAGTCTTGCTGAAGGTGTTGAGTTTGAAAGTGAAACAGACTATAGAGGCAAACTGGAGGCTCTTAAAGAGTCATACTTTAACAAAGTTCTAGTTTCTTCAAATAGAGAGGAAGTGTTGACTGAAGGAGTAAATGAGGATTATGGTCCTCAAATGAATGCTTACCTCAGAGCACTAGGTAAATTCTCTAAGTGAAAACAACCTAAATTATAAATATTCGTAGTTAAAAACACACTTTAACAAGACAAACCAAGGAGAAAAAGCAAATGTTCCTTTCAGAACAATTGCAGAACAAGTGGTCCCCTCTTCTTCAAGCAGAAGGTCTTGATCCAATCAAAGACCCTTATAAGAAAGCAGTTACCGCAGTTCTGTTAGAAAACCAAGAAAGATTTTTAAGAGAGGAAAGAGGTTTCCTTTCTGAGGCTGCACCTAACATTAATAGTGATCCATCTGGAACTGGCAATGCTGGTTTCTCTGGTGCTGGTGCTTCCCCTGTAGCAGGTTTTGATCCTGTTCTGATTTCATTGATCAGAAGATCAATGCCTAACCTTGTTGCATATGATCTGGCTGGTGTTCAGCCAATGAATGGTCCTACTGGACTGATCTTTGCAATGAGAAGCAAGTATGTCAACCAGAATGGTACTGAAGCTCTGTTTGAAGAGCCAGATACTGCATACTCTGGACAAGATGATGGTTACAACACCACAACTGGTGATTACACTGGTGGTTCAGATGATGGTGCTGGTGTTGGTTTTGGTACAACTGGTTTCGTAGGAACTGGTGCACTTGCTGGTCAAAAGACTGATTATGCTTTCAACCCCGCTGCCCTGAATGCTTCAGGTGCTACTGGTAGAGAGTATAGAGTTGGTCAAGCAATGAGAACCCAAGATGCTGAAGCACTTGGAGGAGCTGCTGGTGATCAGTTCAACCAGATGGCATTCAGCATTGAGAAGATCTCTGTTACTGCAAAGTCCAGAGCACTCAAGGCTGAGTACACCCTAGAACTAGCACAAGACCTCAAGGCAATTCATGGTCTGGATGCAGAAGCTGAGCTTGCAAACATCCTCTCCACTGAAATCCTTGCTGAGATCAACAGAGAAGTCATCAGAACCATTTACAAGATTGCTGAGACTGGTGCTCAGACCAATGTTGCAAATGCTGGTTACTTTGACCTTGATGTTGACTCAAATGGTAGATGGTCAGTTGAGAAGTTCAAGGGTCTTCTGTTCCAACTTGAGAGAGATGCTAATGCTATCGCTCAAAGAACAAGAAGAGGGAAGGGTAATGTAATCCTCTGCTCTGCTGATGTTGCTTCTGCACTCACAATGGCAGGTCTTCTTGATTACACCCCTGCACTCAATGCTAACCTGAATGTTGATGATACTGGCAATACTTTTGCTGGTGTTCTCAATGGTAAGTTCAAGGTTTACATTGATCCATATGCTGCTAACCTTGCTGCTGAGCAGTATTATGTTGTAGGTTATAAGGGAACCAACCCTTATGATGCAGGTCTCTTCTACTGCCCATATGTTCCTCTCCAAATGGTTCGTGCCGTTGGTCAGGACACCTTCCAGCCCAAGATTGGCTTCAAGACCAGATATGGTATGGTTGCCAACCCATTTGCTGAAGGAACCACTGCTGGTGAAGGTAGAATCAAGGCTAACACCAACAGATACTACAGAAGAGTTGCTATCAAGAACCTTATGTGAGTTTTACTCACAACTCCCAGGACCTCCCAAAGGGGTCCTTTTTTTATGGAAATAAATAGTTAAAAAAAAATGGCAAATGAAATTTGGCAATCTCAACCAGAGAATAGAAATTTTCTATCTCCAGTTGGGTTTAAATTTAATTTATCAAAAGCGCCTAAAGTAGATTTTTTTTCTAACTTTGCCAACATTCCTGGTATTAATTTAGGAGTAGCATTGCAAACTAGGTATGGAAAAAACATTCCTATTCCTGGTGACAAAATGGATTTTGATGATCTAAATTTGAGATTTTTAGTTGATGAAAATTTAGAAAATTATTTACAAATTTGGAACTGGATGACTGGTCTAGGTTTCCCTTATAGTTTAGAGCAATATAAAGATTTTAAAGAAGCATCAACATCAGCAGAACCAGAAATAAAAGGTAACTTATTTGAAGTCTCTGATGGAACTCTTCAAATTTTAACTAGCAATTTTACTCCTAATGCAAGAGTAATTTTTACAAACTTATTTCCAATTTCATTGTCATCTCTTGATTTTGATGCTACTGCAGAAGACATTAGATACTTTACAGCAGAAGTTAGATTTAAGTATACTTATTATAAAATTATTACTGATATTCCATGATCTCTCTTGATGATATTCAATCTATGTGGAAGGAAGATTCCCAAATCAACATAGATGATTTACATAATGAATCTTTAAAAGTTTCTTTTCTACACTCCAAGTATTACGAACTCTACAATAATTTTTCTTTGTTAAGAAAACGTGCAGAGACACAATACAAACAAAAGAAACTAGAACGCTATAACTTTTATGCAGGGAAAGCAGATCCTGATATTTACAAAGAGGAACCTTTTCCATACAAAGTAAGAGATAAAGAAGGTATGCAAAGGCATATTGATGCTGATGCTCACCTATCAGAAATGTTTATGAAAATAGAATATTATGATACAATATTAAAATATCTTGAGGAAATTATAAAAATGATTTCCAATAGAACATACCAAATCAAAAACTCAATTGAGTTTTTAAGGTTCCAATCTGGAATGTAATATGTCTGATCTTATCATATCCAAAAAGAATGAAATCTATTTGAAGGTTGAATGTGAACCTCATATCAAATATGAACTGAGTGATCAATTTACCTTTGATGTTCCTGGTGCAAAGTTCATGCCTCAGTTTAGAAGCAAGCATTGGGATGGAAAAATTCGTCTATTCAATATTCAAACAGGAGAAATCTATGCTGGACTTCTAGACAAATTAGTTTCATTCTGTGATAATCACCAATACAATTTTGAATTTAAAGAAAACAAATACTATGGTATTCCTGGAGAAATAGATGAGTCTATTTCCTTAGAAGGAGTAAAAGACTACATGAAAAGTATTTGTAGTCATGAACCAAGAGACTATCAAGTGCAAGGTGTTTATGATGCTTTGAAGTATAAAAGAAAGTTGTTACTTTCTCCAACTGCATCAGGAAAATCTTTGATGATCTATTCTGTTGTTAGATACTTTGTAGAACATGGTAATAGAGTCTTACTGATTGTTCCTACTACATCACTTGTAGAACAGATGTATAAGGACTTTGAAGACTATGGATGGAACTCTGAAGTTTATTGTCATAGAGTCTATGGGGGTAATGAAAGGTCCTCTGAGAAGCAAGTAACCATATCTACATGGCAATCTATCTACAAGTTAGATAAGACCTATTTCAATGAGTTTGATGTTGTAATTGGCGATGAAGCACATCAATTCAAATCAAAGTCATTGGTAAGCATTATGTCTAAATTACATGATGCCAAATATAGATTTGGATTCACAGGAACATTAGATGGATCTCAAACACATAAATTAGTTCTTGAAGGATTGTTTGGTCCAACATATAAACTTATCAAAACTGATGAACTAATTAAAAAAGGATACCTTTCTAAGTTAAAAATTAAAGTTCTTCTTCTAGATCATCCTGAACATAAAATTAACGACTATGAAGAAGAAGTTCAATATTTAATTGGTTATGAAAAACGAAATAAGTTTATCAAAAACTTAGCTTTAAGTTTAGAAGGAAACACATTAGTTCTGTTTAGTAGAGTAGCAACTCATGGACAACCATTATATGATCTCATAAATAGTCATGCCAGTGAGAATAGAAAAATATTTTTTGTTCATGGTGGAGTGGATACTGAAGAAAGAGAATTGATCAGAAAAATTACCGAAGAGGAAAGCAATGCAATTATTGTTGCATCTTATGGCACTTTCAGTACAGGTATCAATATTAGAAACTTACACAATGTGGTCTTTGCATCACCAAGCAAATCAAGAATCAGAAATCTACAATCCATAGGAAGAGTTCTCAGAAAAGGAAAAGAAAAGATGTCAGCAACACTGTATGACATTGCAGATAACTTAACTTACAAAGGAAGAAAAAATTATACTCTAAATCATCTCATTGAAAGAATTAAAGTTTACAATGAAGAAAACTTTGATTATGAAATTATTACAATCAATTTTAAAAAATAATGGAAGACGAATTTTATGCAGCAATCAAACTAGTATCAGGAGAAGAAGTTTTTGCAGTAGTATGCCCTTCTCATGAAGAAGAAGAAATCGTTTTGATTCTTGACAATCCTGTTATTATTGAACCTATTGTATCCAGAAAGTCTGGTACTATGGGATATAAAGTTAAACCTTGGATGTCTATTCCTGATGATGAAGTTTATCTTATTAAAATGGATAAAGTCATTACTATGACTGAAGTTAAAGATAATATGATCATTTCAATCTATAAGAAGTTCCTCAACAGTTCTTCTAGAATAGAACTTAGTACTAGAAAGATGGGATTCATCTCTAAGGTTGATGATGCCAGAAGATACTTAGAGAAGATATATAACTCTAATTAACTCAAGCCGTACCTTTTCTTGAAACCCAACAGAGTGATTCTAGTGACATTTGAATAATGTGTCAAGTGTTGCAAATTATAGAGACAAATGTTAAACTGAATTATCTTGATAATTAAATAAAATAAACTAATGTTGGTAATGAAGAAGACTAAAAAGAAGTCAGAGCACTATGTAAACAATAAAGATTTCTATGCTGCTCTGGTAGATTATAAACAAAAAGTAGATATTGCCAAAGAAAGGGGTTTATCTAAACCCAGAGTCAGTAATTATCTTGGTGACTGTTTTCTTCGCATCGCTAATCATTTAGCATACAAACCAAATTTCGTGAACTACATGTTCAAGGAAGAGATGATCTGTGATGGAATTGAAAATTGTATTCAATATATTGATAATTTTGATACAAAAAGAACCAATCCATTTGCATACTTTACCCAGATTGTTTACTATGCGTTCTTAAGAAGAATTGCAAAAGAAAAAAGACAACTTGAAATCAAGAGTAAAATTATTGAAAGATCTGGATTTGATGAAGTATTTTCTGCAGATACATCAGATCTTGGTGGTGAATACTCAGGTATGAATGGCATTAAAGATAATATTAATTATAGATTTACTACATGAAAGTAGCAATTATTACTGATACTCATTTCAATTTTAAGAAGGGAAATAAAACCTTTCATGATTATTTTGAGAAGTTTTATAAAAATGTATTCTTTCCCACTCTAAAAAAATATAAAGTTGATACTGTCATTCATATGGGAGATATGTTTGACAATAGAAAGACAACTGATTATTGGAGTATTGATTGGACTAGAAGGGTTATTCTTGAACCTTTGAAAAAATATAAGGTTCATGTAATTCTTGGCAACCACGATATCTTTTATAAGAACACAACTGATCTTAACAGTCCAATGCTGTTGGTGAATAATTATAAGAACATTAACGTGTACACTAAACCAACTAATGTTCAAGTTGGTGAACTTGATGTTTTATTCATCCCATGGATCACTCCAGATGGGGAGGCAGAGACCCTACAATCAATTCAAACATCATATGCAAGGGTTGCCATGGGTCATCTTGAATTGAGTGGGTTCTATGCCCATAAGGGGCAGATCCAACATAATGGACGAGATAAGTCCATTTTCAATAAATTTGATAAGGTTTTTTCTGGACATTATCACACAAGAAATGATGATGGGAAAATCTTCTACCTAGGTAATCCATATCAACTGTATTGGAATGATTATGGAGATACTAGAGGATTTACTATCTTTGATACAGAAACACTAGAGATTACTAAGATTGATAATCCATATCAAATGTTTAAAGTCATTCAGTATACTGATGATGTTTCTGTTGATTTATCTGAATATGAAAACTGCATAGTCAAACTGATAGTTAAGGAACGAAAAGATCAAGTTAAGTATGAGAAGTTTTTAAATTCTCTTGTAGAAGCAAATGTTCAGGATCTAAAAGTCATTGAACAAGTGACTATTAATGATCAATTTGATGCATCAGAGTGTGTTGAAAATGAGGATACATTATCCTTGTTAAAAATGTATGTTGATGAATCTGAAATTGAGTTAAATAAAAATAGAATTAAAGACCTTCTCAATACCATCTATCAAGAATCTTTTCAATTAATATAATGTTTATATTAACTTCTGCAGACCAAGACAACGAAGGAGCATATGCAGTTGCCAATGAATATGGTGACAGCGTTCTTTTTATCTTTGAAGAAGAAGATGATGCTGATAGGTACTTGGGAATGTTGGAAGATCTTGGATATGATGGAATGGAAGTTACTGAAGTAGATCCAGAGGTTGCCATAATGGCATGTGATCAGTTAAACTGTCAGTATGCAATAATTACCCCTAATGACATTGTAGTTCCTCCTGAGTATGTTAAAATTCCTAAAAATAAAATATAGAAATTTTTTGAGTTCTGGGAATTATTGGACAGAGATAAATTTTACTAACCACAATTCAACTCTGATTATTGGTAGGAATGGCGCAGGTAAGAGCACCTTTTTGGATGCTCTTACTTTTGCGTTATTTAATAAACCTTTCAGAAAGATTAGTAAAACACAACTGGTCAATACAGTCAATGAAAAAGATTGCCTAGTTGAAGTTGAGTTTGAGTTGGGAGAAAATGTTTGGAAACTTGAGCGAGGAATCAAACCAAACATTTTTAAAATTTATAAGAATGGTCAAGAAGAAAATCAACTTGCTTCTGCAAATGATCAGCAGAAGTGGTTGGAGCAAACTATTCTGAAGATGAACTACAAGTCTTTTACTCAGATTGTAGTTCTAGGATCATCTAATTTTATTCCTTTTATGCAGTTATCCACACAGCATAGGAGGGAAGTAGTAGAAGATCTTTTGGACATTAAAGTGTTCTCTTCCATGAATGATGTTGCAAAGACTAAAATTAAAGAACTCAAGGATCAAATTAAGGAACTTCAATATAAAAAAGAAAACTGCTCGGATAAAATTGAAACACAAGAAAGTTTTATCAATGAGTTGGAGAAAAGAAACCAGGAAGATGTAAAGGTTAAACAGGACAAACAAGTTTCCATTGAAAAAGATAAGGAAAATTTAAATATAAGTAATAAAAAATTAGTATCTCTTATTGGTAAACTTGAAAACAAAATTAAATCCTCATCTACATCTTCTGCTAAGTTAAAAAAATTAGAAGAGTTGAAAATTAAACTTAATCAAAAAGTATCAAACTTTGTAGAAGATAAAAGGTTTTTTGAGGATAATAGGGTTTGCCCTACTTGTACACAATCCATTGAAGATGAATTTAGATTAAATAAGATAGCAGACATTGAAAGTAAGCAATCTGAAATTAAGTCTGCATGTGATGAACTTGAATCTACAATTCAAGAAGAACAACAAAATGAACTTAAATTTCTAGAAATTTCGAAGGAGATTACTAAACTCAATAATGAACTCAATCAAAACCATGTTAAAGTTTCTGAGCTTGAAAAACAGCACAGAGATCTACAACAAGAAATTCAAAAACTTGTCACAAGAAACAAAAACACTGATACTGAGCATGAAAAGTTAGCACAATTAAAAAAGAGTTTAGACAAGTTAATAACAGAAATTTCAACCAGGAAAGAAGAACTTTTAAATCATGAGTTCATTCATCTACTATTAAAAGATGATGGGGCTAAAACTAAAATAATTAAAAAGTATCTTCCTGCAATTAACTACAATTTAAATAAGTTTTTGGAGTTGATGGATTTTTCTGTCAACTTTACTTTAGATGAAGAATTTAATGAGAAATCTTTAAACCCAATTTATGAAGATTTCTCATACTCTTCTTTCAGCGAAGGGGAAAAGATGAGAATAGATCTTTCCATCTTATTTACTTGGCGAGAAATAGCAAAACTTAAAAACTCAATTAATACAAATCTATTAATTTTGGATGAAGTATTTGACAGTTCTTTAGATGACTTTGGAACTGAATACTTTACTAAGATTATTAAATTTGTAATTAAAGATTCTAATGTCTTTGTAATCTCTCATAAAACTGATGAGTTATTGGACAAGTTTGAATCCACTATTAGGTTTGAAAAACAAAAGGGTTTTAGTGTCATGGTTGACTCTTGACCCTTTTGGTGATAACATATTGGTTGACTAATTTATTATTTTGTTATGGATGAGTATCCTTACAGTTTGAATGAGATTACCATTAGCACTCCCTCTATGCCTGAATCAAATCATTTTTGGAAATATAACGAAGATAAAATTTTAAAACAACTAGAGCAGTATATTGCTAGTACCTACAGTCAACATTATGTGGATAGGACTGGTGGTGGAACAGAGCAGACTCTAGACAAAATCAAGCACAATCGTAGAGAAGGATTCTGTGCTGGAAATGTAACCAAGTATATTGATAGGTATGATACTAAAGGGACTCCTCGTGCAGATCTTTTCAAGGTTTTGCATTATACTATTCTTTTAATTAATCACCTCAATCTCATTGAAAACAAGTGAAACTAAAACCTCAAACTATGAAACTTACTGATAATACTATCACTATTCTGAAGAACTTCTCATCCATTAATCAGTCTATTCTGATTAAGAAAGGTTCTAAGATTAGGACTATGAACATCCTCAAGAACATTTATGCTGAGGCAAATGTAGATGAAGATTTCCCAAAAGATGTGGCAATCTATGATCTCAATGAATTTTTGAATGGACTTACTCTTCATCAAGATCCAGATCTGGACTTTGCTGATGAAAAGTATATTACAATTAAGGAAGGCAAGCGTAAAGTAAAATATTTCTATGCAGACCCAGAAGTTATTTTCACTCCTCCAGATAAAGAAGTAAATCTTCCCTCAGAAGATGTTTGCTTTCAACTGGAACATTCACAACTGGATAAACTAATCAAAGCATCTGCTGTTTATAAACTTCCAGATCTTTCTGCAGTTGGTGAAGCAGGAGTAATTCGTCTTGTGGTCAGAGACAAGAACAATGATACTTCTAATGAGTATTCTATTGTGGTTGGAGAAACTGATGCTGAGTTTGTTTTTAACTTCAAAGTTGAGAACATTAAAATTATTCCAGGATCTTATGATGTAATTGTTTCACAAAGGCAATCATCTAAGTTTGTGAACTCCAAGTATAATTTGACTTACTTTATTGCTCTTGAACCTGATTCAACATTTGGATGAAATACAAAGTTAGATATAAACTTCCCAAAGATAGTAGATATCTAGAAATCATTGTAGATGCAGATAATCAATGCCATGCAGTTAAAATTGCTCAGGCACAAATCCCTTCTGCTATAATCGTTGGAGGTCCTCAACCTGCTTAATTATGAATATTTTTGTGACGTCTCCTTTACCTATTGAAAGTGCTACATGTCTTCCAGATAAACATATTGTCAAAATGCCTCTTGAGTGTTGCCAAATGCTTTCCATTGTGGCATCTCAAAAATGGGGTCATGAC